CCTTACATTCCTCAGGACCCACTAGGGTAGAAACATGCTGACGATCGACCACATCACGGACCTTGGGTATAAGGTTGACGAGGTCGCGCCTAGGATCTATCTTGTTTCAAACTTTGCGACGCCCGGTGAGATCGCAACTTTGCACGAAGAAGTTAACAGCGCCGCTGAAGAAGACTGGAGTCACAGCTACCTGGGGGAAACAAGAAAGCATGCTCTTGCAAAGTTTGGCCGCGACGATTTAGAAAACTTAATTGCTGAAGGTCTTCTTGAAGTCACTGACCACTTTGCTGACAAGACTCTTCGCATCAAAGATGACCAGCTGCGGCTAACATTGCAAGACAGAGCAACAGAAATCTTCCAGCAAGCTGGAGACCTGGAGTTCACAGGTTTCATGAATCATCAACGTTTATATCCCGGCAGCCACCTCACTGCGCACTTCGACCAGTACTCTGACAAACTAGTTCAGTACGCTGGAGTTCTTTACATCAATGATGACTACGCTGCCGGGGAGGTCTTCTTCCCAACGTTCGAACTTTCTCTGCGTCCAGCACCTGGTGCACTTTTAATCTTCCCGGGCACCAAGGAGTACATGCATGGCGTCTATCCTGTTGAGGAAGGGCCCACTCGTTACGTGCTGCCGGCGTTCATTAAAACCAGGCACCCTGATGGTTCAATGGCGGGCTGGGGAGATTTCGGGTAGGATAGACTTGTGAACTTACGTAAAAAGAAAGATCCGGCCGCCGCGGCAGAACTTTTCATCAAGACTGCGCAGCAGTACTTGGGCTACACTGTTGACTTGGGCGGACGCAACATCTTTGGCCAGAAGGTTGGCTACGACGCACAGCCTTGGGCCGGCGCATTCATTGACGTCTGTGCAAAAGATGCGGGCCTGCAGCTTCCTTCTTTTGTTTACACCCCGGCGGCGCTCGCAGAATTCATCCGGTCCGGGAACTTTTCACGAGAGGCGCGGCCAGGATCTATCGCGATCTACAACTTTTCATCAAACGTTGGACATGCAGCAGATGCATTCGGCATGCCACACTGCGGCGTGGTTGTTGATGTTCGTGAATTCTCGGGCACGGGACGGTTCATTGCTGTTGAGGGAAACACTGAAGGAACGGGCGTCTATCAAAAGAAGGACGGCGTGCACCAAAGGATCCGAACAATTAACGACGTTGTCATCTTCTGCCACCCGAACTTCAGCAACGGGGCACCGGCCGGTAAAACTTTTAACGAAAGATTAATGGCCTGGATGGATCGCGGCCGCACAGAGTTTGACGGCTCGGATTACGCAGAGATTGCTGCCGCAGCAAAGCAACCGGTTAAACTTTTAATGAACGGCGAGATCAAGCCAGGGGATCGTAACAAGAAGATCGAAACAATTCAGCTAGCGCTAGCGACGGTGACGGACCTTCGCGGCGCGGAACCAGGTAAGTGGGATTCAATAACCGCAGCGGCGTGCTCTCGTTATCAACGGATGATCGGGTTCGTTGGGAAAGATGTGGACGGCCTGCCTGACGTAAACATGCTTCGACGCTTAGCCAAGCAGACGGGACTGTTCAAGATTGATTGATGACCGCGCCCACAGAGACGGACACAGGTACCCTGAGGTAGAGACGCCAATAATCCTGACGGTGTACACCAAGAGCCCACGTAAGTGGTTGCTGCTCGATCGCGAGACCGGCGAGTCTTACGAAGGGAACGAGACGGGAAGCTGGGACAAGCTGCAGCCCAAGGAGAGCGATGCCTAAGGAATTCAACCTAGAGAACTACAAGTACGTAGAGGAACATCTTCTTTACAGTGAATGGTTGGCCAGGTACCAGCCGCAGCAGAATCTTTTGATTCCTCATTCGAAGTTTGCCGGATGCTTGTTCGAACACGACGGCGCGCAGTGGGAGTACATCAGAGCGCTGCCAGTTCAGTCTCTGTGGACCCTCTTCAGAGCCGAGGACGGGCGTCTACTGATTCGTAACGGCCTGACTGTCCGCGGTCGACTTGGCTACTTCGTTGGCGGCGTCGGACACAACGCGCACGGAACAATTATTGTTGACTACGTGCCGGAACCAGATCCGGATCCCCTTCTTAACTTTTAACGGACCGTTCGAAGTAGCGGCCGCCGGCATGCAGCGAGCGCCGATTTGCATCGACGGCCTGCCTTAGGTATACTGACGGCATGTATGACGACACCGTATCCCTAGCAGAAGCAGCACGGCTTGCCCACGTAACCAGGGGAACTATTCAACACTGGTTGCGAACGGGACGGCTTGCAATTGATCACGTTCCTCCTAGATCTGAAGTTGCGAAGGCCCGCAACAAGCATGTGACCAGACCGTTCGGCACGCGAGTACGGCGTGCAGATGTACTGGCCTGCAGCTTTACACAACGGATGCGTCAGCTGAAGGATGAGCACCAGGACCTGAATCTTTTAACGGTTCGTGAGTTCTCGAACGCGTGCTCCAGAAACCAGGAGTGGGCTTACAGAATGGTCAGAAAGTTCAAGCTGCAGAAGTATTACGTAGACAGTGTCACGTATCTTGTGTCCGGACGGGAGTTCTGGGAGAAAGCTCAAGACGACCCCTACTACGCACAGTTGTTTTTAAAGAAGTGAGCTGCTATAGTTGCAGTATGAATAAATGCGATTGCAACGACTACAAACTTTTCATGTGCTGGGATTGCGCGGCGTGCACTAACTGCATTGGCGAGTACTACATGGTCCATGATGACTTATGGGAAGCAGCAACTGAAGACTGCTACCCAGATGTGATGCTCTGCATTAGGTGCCTCGAAGCGCGGCTTGGTGAACTTTTAACGAAAGATGACTTCACAGCTGCGCCACTAAATTCCATGAACCTCATCATGGGTTCGACACGCCTAAAAGATAGGTTGACAAAAGTAGTGGCGTCTGCTACTTTTTAATCACACACACACAACGAAAGGGGCACCACATGAAATACTCAGAGTGGGAAGAGAAGTACAAGCCAATCCAGAACCCGTTCATGACTCACGAATACACCATGTTCGAAACCTATGGCGAGGAGATGGAATACGTAAAGCAGGCAGACCCTCTAAAGGTTTGGACACTCATCGATGGTGAAGGCACCACTGGTATTTATAGCGGCGCGCACTGGGTGAATAGGCTCGGCTACTACGTAACTGAGATGCCATTCAATGAGGGCGAAGACATCGAAGTCATCACCAGCACTGAAGAAGAATGCAGCTGCTATAACGAAGACACCTGCGAAGGCGACCCAGACTGCGAACACTGCGAAGGTTCGGGTTGGAAAATAATTTTTCCAGACTAGTTGCGAATGACACCAGTATCTGCTACATTTTAAATACCAAAACGAAAGGGGTTCCAAATGGAACAACAAGTTACAGAGTGCGCGTGTAATAACTGCGTAGAAGAAGAGCTATACACCAGACTCTATTGCGAAGATTGCTTCGACTTGGGTTGCTCAAAGACAGACGAGGACATGCACTGATGAAGAGGCAAGTTCATTTTGTAGTATGCGCTGACTTAGACAGCGAGACTTGGTGGGTCGAGGATACAATTCCTTTTCACATGGATGGCACAGATACATGGAATGTGGACACAGGGGAGTTTGAACCCACTGATGCGGAAGACCGCTTCAAAGCACTAAAGATACTAAACAAGGGAAGGGAAAGCTAATGGGACTAGACATGTATCTAAACGCTCGCAAGTTCTTGAGCGGCTATGACCACAGCAAGGATGAAGAGAAGGAACTCTTTAAACTTGTTACCGAAGCTATCGGCGCGGGAGACATACACGACGAACGCCATGCCACCGTTTCGGTGAACGTTGCATATTGGCGTAAGGCAAATCACATCCACCACTGGTTTGTTCTGAATGTTCAGGACGGCGAGGATGACTGCAAGGAATACTATGTGACTCGCGACCAGATACGCGAACTCGGCGAGCTGTGCCAACGGGTCTGCGAGAACGGAACCGCCGAGTATGCACAGGAACACCTGCCAGTAGCAACGGGGTTCTTCTTCGGTAGTGAAGAGTATGACGAATACTACTTTGAAGCAACCGACTGGACATCGAAACGGCTTGCTCAAGTGATGAACTCTGCTTCGGACAAGTTCGACTTCTACTACAGCTCAAGTTGGTAACGGCGTGGCTGAGACCAGAAAGCTAATGGCTGACATCGTGCGGCTTGCTAAGGTCAACGGGTGGGAAGTGTCTCTGACAACACGGGGACACTACCGCTTCGTTTCCCCAGATAAGAGCCAACCGATAATCCATCTAAGCGGCACGCCCTCTGACAAGAAGACCTACATCTGCGGGGTTGCCCAATTACGGAGACACGGCCTGCCAATACCCAGGTAGACGGCGAGCGCCGTCCTCAAATCAACGGACGGCGTGCGCTGTATCCTTGTAGCTATGCGCTCACTGGAAGTTCACGTATTCGAGACGGATAGGGACATTGACCTTGCTCTCAATGCTGGAGTAGTCCTACCCGAACAAATCGCCAGAACGGAGTGCGTTGAGTGCGAAGAGCCAATCTGCTACTCAGGGGGTGCTGACGAGTTCTGCCCGTTCGTGCTAATCATTGACGAGAACGACCAAGACTGGGCACTGTGTGAGGAATGTGCTAGCCCGATCGTTGATTATGTGGACGCTTTCTTTCCACCAGTTGTGAAAAGTCATTTCTTGGCAGACTCTGACGACCTCGAATACTTCTAGGTCAATAGTTATTTTTTCTGTGTAGTTATTTTTTCTGCGACACTCCATAAAAAAATTTCCCTAATGTCGCATACTCCTGTATAGTTGGTCTTACCACAAAGAAAGGGGTTGCCCGAATGGGTATGGATGTTTATGGGAAGAACCCGAAGTCAGAGGTTGGCACTTACTTCCGTAGGAATGTATGGGGCTGGCATCCACTTTGGGACTATGTAGAGAATCAGCACCCAGAGATTGCGGAGTTGGTCGAACACGCTCACTCAAATTCTGGAGATGGACTTGGCGCTAGGAATAGCAAAAAGTTAGCCAAACTTTTGATGGACGACTTCACCTCTGGAAAAGTTGCCGAGTATGTCGCCGAGCGAAACAAGCAACTTTCCGAATTGCCATTCGAGGAATGCCGACTCTGCGAGGGGTCTGGAATCCGAACTGACCAGATTGGCAAGAGTGCTGGACAGCACAAGAAAGAACTTGACCCAGACATCTCTATTATCGTTGGTCGCACCAAAGGTTGGTGCAATGGCTGTAATGGAATTGGCAAGGTCGAGGATTGGGCAACCAACTACTACCTAGAGCCAGATGATGTAAAAGAGTTCGCTGACTTTTTGGCAGAGTGTGGTGGCTTCGAGATTTGCTAATCCCCCATTAGCAAACACAACCTGAGCAAGTTGTAAAACTGCTCACCAACTTTTTATGGGGCAATAGTTATTTTTTCTGGTAAATCTTCCGTTACCATTTCGTTATAAACTTTTTATGGAAACGATTTGACAAGTGGCAAAAAGTCTGGTTTACTCTAGGGGTAGCAAACGCTACGACACAACACACGAAAGGGGTAGCCAAATGGCAACCACAGCAACACCTAAGTTAGTAGGCAAGGCACTCTACCTAGAGTTGGTAGCAGACCCTACTATGGATTCAGACAAGATTCGCTCGCTAGTTGGTTGGTATGGCGACAAGGCAGTAAAGCAGATTATCGTCTTTCCGCAGTATCAGGACGACACAGGCAAGATTTACGAGCCAGCCATTATGACCAGAATTGTGTCACCACACAGCCCAAAGGCACAATGGGATAGGGATATTATGGAAAGCAGAGGGCGACTAAAGCCAGCAGAGCCAACAGACCCAGATTCATACCACAAGGACTATGTGGACTACAAGACCTACTCAAAAGCAGAGTGGGACGAATTGACTGACAGAGAAAAGCACGATTCCAGAGTAAGGTCGCTTGACCTACTGCTTCGCTCAAAGATTATTAGTTCGTCTTACGAGGGCGAGGGTGTTGAGCGAGCAGAGGTAGCAGGGCAGGGTTGGGTAGTTCGTGACAACAAGCCATTCTCGGTAGAAACTACTGACCAAGACCTAATGGAAGTTCACAGGGATTGGAAAACACCACAGGCAGTTATTCGCCGAATAAATAAAGTTCGTGGAACACTTGACAAGTTCCCCGAAAAACTAGCATAATTCACTTAGATACGACACAACGAAAGAGGGAAACCAATGTATCTCAAAAAAGTAGTCGCAGAGGCGACAGCACCAGTTCTAGCCACACTTGATTATGACAAGTTGGTTGAGCAACTAAGCACCAGCGTTACCTACGCCAGCGTGGGAGTTACGACTTCGATTCTGGACGACCTACTTCCAACAGCAGGTCGAGCCACTATCCGAGCCAAGTCTGGTTCTGGTTCTGGTTCTACCACAGCCACTAAACTAGAGGACGAAGCAGAGCCAGTTCGACTAGAGGAAACTATGGAATCCACGACAGCACTAGAGGGTGAGGAATCTTACCCACGACCTAATGGCGACCTTTACTATGGGCGCAAGTGGGGCGAGAATACTGATGTCGAGGTTCTACGCAAAGCCAGAGAAGCCAACCAGTTCGTAATGCTTTATGGCAACGCGGGGACAGGAAAGACTGCTATGGTCGAGGCTGCTTTTCCAGAGGAACTTTATACGATTATCGGTTCTGGCGATACAGAGGTTGCCGACCTAGTTGGTTCTTATGTCCAAACCCCAAGCGGAAAGTTCGAGTGGGTGGACGGAGTTTTGACCAAGAGCGCTATCGAGGGCAAAGTTCTACTGATTGACGAAATTGGTCTGATTGACCCAAAGGTTCTGGCAGTTGTCTATGGACTAATGGACGGACGAAAAGAGTTGGTCATTACCCAGAATCCAGAGCGAGGCACTATCAAGGCACAAGAGGGTTTTTATGTTGTTTCGGCAACCAACCCAAATGTGGCAGGTGTTCGTTTGAGCGAGGCACTTCTATCTCGATTCACCATTCAGGCAGAACTGACTACTGATTGGGGACTTGCCAAGAAACTTGGAGTGCCACAGACAGCGGTTGTCGCCAGCCAGAATCTTGCAAAGAAAATGGAAAATGGTGAAACCAGTTGGTCGCCACAAATGCGTGAACTTCTAGCGTTTCGTGACCTAGCCAAAATCTTTGGAACTAAGTGGGCAGTCCAAAACTTGCTTGCTTCCGCACCAGAGATTGACAGACCAGTTGCAAGTGATGTCTTTACCAGAGTGTTCGGAGAGGCAATTCTTCCAGCGAAGATTTAGTGGTAGTTGTGTCCCACTAAAAAAGTGGGGGAGTGTCAAAAAGTTTTTTTGGAAATGGACTTGACACTCCCCAACACTTATGGTTTACTAGACACAAGACAAAGCCAGATGAAAGGGAAAGCAAATGGCACACTACAAAGTAAAAGGGAAGTCAAGACTTACCAGTCGCACAGCGACAACCAATCCAGAGTGGTTGGCAGTATGTTCACAGATTGGTCGCCTAGTAAACGATTGGTCTTGGAGAAGTGACCTAGCGGTTTATGGTGGAGAAGATTCTGCCGAGGGTCAAGCAGTCGCCGCTTTTTATTCAGACATAGCCGAGATTGAGATAAACATTCCAAAGGCTTTCGGAGAGGCAATACCAGCCAATCTGGTTGGAAACCTATGCGACAGGGCAACTCAATACGAGTTCCCAATGGTCACAGGAATCCTATTCCACGAAGCGTTACACGCTCGCCACACGAATTGGGACATTCCAAGATTGCTAGAGGCACTTGACCAGACAGAGAGCCAAGCCTTTATGTTGCTAGAGGAATCTCGTATCGAGGCAAAGGGTGTCAAAGAGCGACCAGAAAATCGCCTATTCCTACGCACTTCCGCTTTGGAAATGGCGTTGGAAGATGTAAACAGCCAGACCCTAGAGAGCGTGGGTAGCGACCTATGGCAGACAGCGAACCTAGCAGGTCTGTCCATTTCCAGAGTGGATTCAGGTGTCCTAGAGGTCGCCGACATTCGAGAGATTTACGACTTGGTTGTTTCGGTTATGGGCAAGGAATTGTTTGACGAACTACGCAAAGTTTGGATTGAGTTTCAGTCACTAAGCGTTCCACAGATTGAGCGAGCGATTGAGTTGGCTAAGAGGTGGGTCGAGTTGCTACGAGAGGCAGACCCAGAGGGCGAGCCTAATGGTGGCGGTCACGCTTTCGGAGAGCCAGACGAATCTGGCGAGGGCGAGGGCGAGGGCGACAGCGAGGGCAAGTCTGGCGAGGGCAGGTCTGGCGTTATGAAGAAACTAATTGAGCAGTTGTCTGATAGTGCTTTCGATACAGAACTCAATGCCAATGATTCTCTAGGCGACCAAGAAACCAAAGAGAAGTGGGACGAGGAAGTAAAGGCTCGCCAGCGTGAAGCCAAGAACACGAACTCACGCAAGGCACAAGCCAAAGAGGTCTTTCACAAAGAACACAACCAAGAGGGCGGTAATGGTTCAGGGTCGAGAGTGGACACACGCAGACAGCCCACAGGTGCAGAGCGAGCGAGTGCAGTCCAGATTGCCAAGATGTTAGACAAGGCAAAGTATCGTGAGCGTTCAGTTCACACCCGAAAGACCCAAGCACCAATGGGCAAACTGATTATGCGAAACGCTATCCAGAATCAGGCGTTGGAATCTATGGGCAAGCGTGGCGACTTGCCAGCGTGGAAGTCCAAGAGCCGAAAGCACACAGACGACCCGACACTAAGGCTCGGAGTTATGGTGGACATTTCAGGTTCTATGGGTTCGGCTATGGAATCTATGGGACAGACGGCGTGGATTATGTCCGAGGCAGGTCGCAGGATTCAGGCAGAAACCGCAATGATTTATTACGGAAGCGGAATCTTCCCAACGCTAAAGCGTGGACAGCGATTGTCCGAGGTGACGATTTACACCGCACCAGACGGAACAGAAAAGTTTGCCGAGGCGTTCGAGGCACTTGACGGCGAACTTGGATTGACTTTCGGGGACGGCGTGAGGATGTTGGTTATCGTTTCAGACGGCAATTACACACCGAGCCAGACCGAGAGAGCCAAGCAGATTCTCGCAGAGTGCAAAACTAACGGCGTGGCAGTTCTATGGATTACACCGAAGAACTGCTACTCATACGGAGCAAAGGAAATTATTTCGAGTTCGGCGTGGGGAGTTCACTTGGACGACCTAGACACCGCCCAGATTGCCACGCTAGTCGGAAAGTCGGCGAGCGAAGCATTAGCGAGGGTGGGAACACTCACCTAAGCCCAACGGATTGCCTACCCAGAGGTTGAGCGAACCCAGAAGTTACCCCCCTTTCTTCTGACCCTAGTTCCCAACGGATAGGTAATAGAAGCCCCTACCAACACTTTCCCCCCTTTAGGTTGGTAGGGGTTTCGCCTTTCTGCCAGCCCCAAAATCGTGACAAGTCAGTTTCAGGATCCGGCACCAGGTTCCGCCGGACTGCCCAACTTTTTACGAGTCATAAAATGTCCAAGACCAATCTCCAGACCCAGACCCAGACCCAGACCCCATAGTTATTTTTTCTGTGGAGAGTTATGAGTTTGTTATGTAGCAGAGTTGCCCATACCCACAAGTTACATTAGGATTGGAGTAACCAATCAGGGTGAAAAAGAAGTAGCCCAGAAAGAAAGGGGCGAAATGGCTAAGGTCGTTTCTCCAGCAACCCAAGAGGTTGCTACGACAACTCCAGCAGTTGTCAAGGTTTCACGAAAAGTCGTGGAACTAATCAACGAACTCTCAGAGGTTCGTGCTATCGCTAACTCGGCAGATGCCAGAGTTGAGGAATTGCGTAAAGCAATCTTCGCCAAGGTCGGCAAGGCTGACCAAATCCTTATCCACAACAGCATTGAGGTCGCTCGCATTATCGAGAGCAACCCAGAGCGTCTAAGCGAGGAATTTCTAAAAGCGAATTTCCCAGACGCATACGAGGCTTCTGTGAAGCCACGCCAGCAGTTCACCATTCGCTCGGTAACACGCCAAGCGAAGTAACCAGAAAGGGGCAGGGCGAAAGCCCTGTCCTTTTCTCACACCAACACCAATAGTTATTTTTTCTGACAAGATTCAACATTCCGTAAAAAGATTTTCAAAATGTCAGAGAGTTGTGGTTGAATAGATACAACAAACAGAAGGGAACAAAGTGGGTTCAGGAATCAACAGCGTAGAGGTCGAGCGTGAGTTCGCCTGTAAGGACTGCGGTTGGGAAGGTCTTGCCACAGGCACGACTGACGACTATCAGGCTTTGCTAACTGCGGAGTGCCAGAATTGTAAATACATAATGGAAATAGACCTTGATGCCGAGCGTGAACACGAACGAGTGTTCGGCGACAGGGATTAGGAAAGGGAGTAAAAATGTCCAGCAATTACCCAGAAGGCTCAATGCGTGGGTCAGGTATCTATTCACAGGAAATTCAGTATGACAAGTTCTTGTGTGATGGGTGCGATAAAGAAAACCCCGAGGGCGACACAGCGACAGACGATTGGGGCAACTACTCAATCGAGTGCGAGTTCTGTGGACACACACAGACAGAGAGTAGTGTCTCCGAGGACGAGTATGACGCAAAAGCAGATTCCGACTATGACACTTGGCGTGACGAGCAAGACGAGAGGGACTAGAAAAATGGAAACCAAATACTGCTACGACTGCGAGGCAGACCTAACACCAGAGAACACCAGCGAGTTCGGCGGGCTTGACAGCGGAAACCTACACGCTTCACGCTCGGTTGGATTCAACACCACAGTCGAGATGTTTACCAAGTGTGACGACTGCCACAACGCCGACATTGACAGGCACTTAGAAAATCAATACAACTAAACACGACTGCCCAATAATTCACGACAGCGAGCGTGAGTTGGGCAGTTACTTTTCCACCAACTCAATAGTTATTTTTTCTGCGGTTTGTGACACGCCGAAAAAGTTATTACGAATGTCACGATAAAGGAGTAAAGTTTTATCTATGAAGAAAACAATTAGCACATCAGACCTAGCAACTAAAGTTTGTAAGAGAGGTCACATAGGGGATTACATTCTCCGAAGCAATGGCAGTTCGGCTTGTAAGTCTTGCGTCCGTATAAGCGTGGTTCGATACAACAGAGGGACAAGCGAAATCAAGCGTGAAAGACTGATAGAGGATTCACAGGAGCGCCTGACAGACCTAGAGAAACGAATTCAGGGGCTCAAGGTGGAATTGGAACTTTCCGAAACAGAATACGAGTTTCTAAAAAAGAGGCTTGCGATTCTGGAAACAACCAAGTAAAATCAAACCAACACGAAAGGGGTGCGAAATGGAAACACCACTCGCATTAGAGGACATCACAGGGCTTGCCCTGACTACGCTCGGCGTGCTTATCGAGCAGTATGTAAAAGAGGGCTACGCCGACCCGACTATGTATCAGGCACTCAAAGCGAGCACGGCGCTCGCAACACAATTCAAGGCACGGCTTGAGTATGACGGCGAGAGCAACACGGAGTTGCTTGACGGCGTGACGCAGTTGCTAGTGGACTTAGAGGTGACGGCTATGGAATGTGGCGAGGTGGTAAACCGAATCATTGACGAGCACGGCTTGCCTATTGACAAAGATACTTGGCTTAGAACCGACTGCGACCACGCAGACGGCGAGGACGGCGAGTAGTGGGACGGGTAGTGATTCGCCTGAACATAGACCAAGACATTCCAACGGGCGAGGTTGGAGACCAAATGGTGACGGACTACATTGACCGGCTAGCCCAGACGGACGGCTTGCTGACCCTGCGTGAGGTAGGGTGGGACTTCTACGAGGACGAGAACCCTGACGGCTCGCTCAAACCGATTGACCTAGAGACGGGCGAGCGACTATGACGGGTATGAGATTTAGCGAAGCCCTCGGCGAGGTCGTCAGAGAGCGACGGCTCGCCCTGGGGTTGACCCTGCGCAAGGTAGCCTCAACGGGTTACGTCTCTATGGGACACCTGTCGGATGTGGAGACGGGTCGTAAAGAGGGGTCGTCGTCGTTCATCAACGGGGTAGCCAACGGGTTGGGCGTAGAGGCAAGCGACCTGATTATTCAGGCTGGCTTCCGAATGGCTGGCGTGAAAGTGCCAGACACTCCTGAAAGCCTGTTTGAGCCTGGGAGCGTGTGGGCGAATCAGTATGCTGACCTGAAAAGGTAAGGTAAACCTAAGTAGCCCAAGAGGTTAGGTAAGCCTTACTTAACTTCTTACTTTTCCCAATAGTTATTTTTTCTGGCAGGTCTAAAATGCAACACGATGAACTTGCCAAAACTTCAAACCCTGATAGGCTGTATACATCAGCCAACAGGGTTGATAGAAGTCCTAGCCCCAGAGCTAGGCAAAAAGGGGAAACTATGTTTCAGATTTTCGACCTTGAGGGCGAGCGTATCTCTTGGACACCTGCGGGCTTCGCAAGCCGAGCCGAGGCGTTGGCTTGGCTCAAGAAGAACGCCGAGCCTTGGGGCGAAGAACCACCATTCCGAATTGCCGAGTCGCTTGATGAGGAATATGTCGAATTCACCTACTACAATGAGCGACACTAACACCAAAACACGAACCCCCCTGTTTGGGCAGGGGGGTTTCTTTTTGCCGAACACCAATAGTTATTTTTTCTGATGTTTCTGCGAAATACCGAGAAATTAGATTGCGACTTGTAGGCATTTAGACTAGGCTGTTCACATCAGCCAAAAGGGTTGGTAAAAGTCCCAGACACAGGGCTGGGCAAAAGGGGTAAAAATGGCTAACGCCATCGCACAGGCAACTGAGGTTGCCAAAGGCTCAAGAGTTGTTGTTGAGCAAGTAAAGGAACTAACTGAGGTTAGGGCAGAAATTGCCCGCCTTGAGAAACTGAAAGACGCTCTCACCATTGAGGTTGAGAAGGCTTTCGGTGTGGACAAGAAGGCCAAGACCTCACGTCACACCACTCTCACTCACAATGGGATTGAGTTTGCTCGATACGATTGGAGAACTCGCAAGGGGATTGACGAGGACAAACTCGCCAAAGACTTCCCAGAGGCTTACGAGGCTTGCTACAAGTTGGATAAGACCATCTTTGGCGTGATTGTGTCGCTGTTCAAGTAGTCAAAGGCGAAAGCCCTCACCTTCGGGTGGGGGCTTTTTCCACGCCGTAAATTCACACCACTACTAATAGTTATTTTTTCTGAGACTTTTACGATACGCCACCATAAGTTGCTAAATGTTGGGGATAGGGTATAGACTACAGGGGTAGTCAGGAAGTCAAGGGGACTGAGGGCTACTAGAAAGGGGAGTTCCAAATGGAACTTCAGACACGTTTCACCTCACGAGGCTACTGCTTCGCCGAGAACGTTGAGGAAATGGCAAAGCCCGTTTACCTTGTCCTAGACGAGCACGTCGAACTCATCAACGCCCAGGGCGAGTGGATTACTCAGAAACTAGGGCAGAATGTTCGCTTCGAACTCTCGCTAGATGAGGCATACGAACTCATCAAGCAGGTGGAGAACGCTATCGCCGAGGCAAAAGCCAAGAGCGATAGAATGCTCGCCTAGCAACGCCGAGAAGCCCCTCGCAGAAATGCGGGGGGTATTCTCACGCCGCGGTGATTTTACGCGTAGTTATTTTTTCTGACATTTATGCGACACGCCGTTGATGAATCAGATTGCGGTTCGGCCCAAAATGCACTAAGCTTTTGATGTAACCAAAAAGGGTTGGTTACCAAAGGTAAAGGGGTATCAAATGGAATCACTAGAAGTTCGCTTGGACAAGGCCGTAAAGGCCATTCGCAAGGCAGGAATCACTGCCCGCAAAAATGTAATGGGGTGTTGCCGTAGTTGCGTAGACCTCGGTATCGCCGACAATGTTCCTGTGGTCTGGCACTATGGTGGGCAGGGGAATCGCCTGTCTGTGTCTGGAGATTGGGCAAACACCGAATCTATCTACTTCAACCACGATAACCTGGCCACCGAAGCGGGACTCACTTCCGCGGGAGAGATTGTTCTCAAGGCGTTCGAGGACAGTGGGCTGGCCGTTGATTGGGATAGAAGCCCCCACAAGTGCTTGGAGATTGTTCTGAAGTAGGAATCAGGATTCACCGAAAGCCCCGCCGGATCTGGCGGGGTTTTTTCTTTTTCCGGTTGATAGTTATTTTTTCTGAAAGTATGGGCGACACGCTAAAAAATGTTGTTGCGTAGTTCTGGGATAGGCATTAGAATTTAGGTAGTTGGAAAGTCCAACAGGAAAGGGGCAACAAATGTTTACAGCAAGAAGATTCGGATTGGCAGTTCTAACTTTGCCGTTCGCAGGTCTGGCTTATGGTGCGGTCTATTTCGGACTAGCATTGGTCGCTAACACCTACGCGAGTTTAGGTCTATACCTAAGCAACCTCACCGCTCTAGCGTTCGGCTGGATAATCGCGGTAACTTTCTCAAAGCAAATTCTAGACTTCATCAACAAGATTGGAGAGTGAGATGAGAAACTTCCTAAAAAGAATTGGGCTAGTCAAGCCCGCTGGCAGACACGCCAAGCGAGGCAGACACGCCAAGTAGGGTTGTCCCCCACAACACGGGGCTAGGTGAGTTCCCCCACTCGCCTAGCCCCATTTCTTTTTTTGCGGGTTGCTCGCGAATAGTTATTTTTTCTGGAAAGTTGTAAACACCTAGCGCGATGAGTTGCGTAACGCGGTGGATAGTGTAAACTACAAGTAGTTACAAACAAACACACAACACTAAGGGGATACAAATGGACACAACAAACACCACTCGCGCGTTCGAGATTACTTCAAACTGCACCTGCCAAGTGTTCGAGAGCGAAGATGAGGACACCCTAATTCCAAGCAATGAATGTTTCGGTTGCTGGGAATATGACAAGGACAATTTCAAGTATGAGATTCTGAACCCTTGGCTGGAAGCAAATGGCTGGGATGAGGACACCATTGTTTATGTTTACAGCGGGAACATGAATTGGAACAAGGTCGCAGGTTGGACTAATGTTCGCGCGGGAGAAGCCATTGATTGCCTAACCCTACGCGGCGACTTCACCCTGCGCTACAAGTTGGATGGCAAGGACTTGACTTGCGTTCGCTCAAGCCATGATGAGTATGGCGCGCTATTCACTTTTAGCAAGGCGGAGGAAGTCGAATGATGAGTTGCCCACACGCGGAGATTCGGTGGCTGGACTGCGAGGAACATGGCAGGGACTGCACTGAAAGAGTCTGCGTAAACTGCGGTGAAAGCGTCACTGCCTAACAGAAGCCCCTGCGGAAACGCGGGGGTTTTCTCGCGCGCTAATCCATAGTTATTTTTTCTGTAAGTTTGATTAGTCGGCGCTCGCAGGTTGCGCGTTTTTCTGGATTGCTATAAGATTGAGGCAACAAGAAAGGGGGCAGAGATGCCTAGATACGCGGTTGAGGTTCAACTGAGTGGAAATGATGGAAACGCCTATGCGATTATGGGCGCGGTAAAGCGAGCGCTAAAAGAGGCGGGCGCTTCACGCGAGGAAGTCGAGCGCTACTTGACTGATTCAATGAGTGGCGATTATGACAACTTGCTAAGGGTCGCAACAGATTGGGTGGAGGTGCGCTAATGGGTTCGAGAACAACTTGGAAGATTGTCACTAATGATAGTGGCGCGGTAACTTGGCTTTATAGCCATTGGGGTGGAGGGAGCAAGTTCGATGACACACAGCGCGCGCTAATAAACGCGATGCCACGCTGGAGCGATGCGACCTATGGAGCGCGCTCATTCATTAGCGCTATTGTTCGAGAGAATTGGAGCGACACCACAGGATTCGGAATTACAGCAACGCTGACAGATGCCGAATGCCCGTTCGAGGAAAGTTACTTCAACGCGGTGATTGACTTTACAACTGAGCGCGTGACTTTTGGAAGTCGCGAGTGGAGTTTCGAAGAATTCATTGTTGCCGAGGATTGTAGTGAGGCGCTACAAGATGAGTATTATGAAGCGGAGTTTGCATAGAGTAGAGTTATAGAGTTCGAACGCGGGCTGAGCAAAAATGTTCGCCCGCTTCGACACGCGCTAGAGTTACCCCCCTTCCTCTAGCGCCCGCGGGCAGTAGATTACCCCCTTTTTCTACTGCCCGCCCTTTTTTCTTTTCAGGGCATAGTTATTTTTTCTGTAGCTTTTTACAAAAAACAAAGAAATGCGGGTCTGAGGTGTAGACTACTCATGTAGTCAGGAAGCCAAGGGGGTGGAGGACTACAGAGAAAGGGCAGGGGTTCCAATGGGACTTATTGCGAGCATCTATCGTTCAGATTACGACAGCGAGATGAATGTCTTTTATGGGAAAAGCAAGGTCACGCTAGTCAACGTGGAGGGGCCATTCAACCCGACTGAAGACGCTCCAGCAGCCAAGTTGATCCAAGGCTACAGGAACACAGCAATCATCGTGCCAGCAGACGACAAGTTTGAGGGCGTTCAGATGAATGGCGGAACTTACGCTTCGACCAGCGACAGCCGTTTTCAGAGAGCAGTGGAGATGCTTTCGGGTGTTTCACACTTCGCCGTAGCAATTCACGACAGACGAGAGTCTTGGGAAGAGCACGAGCGATTCAGCAGATAACGAAAAATGGAAGCCCCTCTTCGGAGGGGTTTTCTCTTTATACGATGAATAGTTATTTTTTCTGCCAGGTGTGCTGAACTTTTTACGGAAGTTGACAAGTTTGCCGGTTGATGCTAGATTTTACTTATCGGAAGTTCCGATAGATAAGGGGGCAGAAATGCCAAAGCACGCACTACTCGTAAAGGCAGACCTAAACTATGAAGGTCTTGACATCGCTGAGGGTGAACTAAAGAAACTCCAAACTGCGGTTGATGGTCTTATCCAGCCCGTAGACATTGGCGACACAGTTACTATGTGGGTGAACGAAGAGGGACTGCTACGCGGTGACTTGAAGCTAAACCACCTAGCCACAATGCTGATGGAGGAGATTGGCTACAAGACTCCGATTATGGGGGATGTTGTCTTTACAGGCGCACCAGATGAAGATGGCAACACGATGGAATTCCCAGCTCAAGCAAGCTACCAGCTAATAGAGCTGATTGACTCCTTCAAGGCTGTGATGGAACAGGCCATCGAATAATCTAGCCGCAATAAAAAGTTATCCACAGGCTGTGTATAAGTCTGTGGATAATTTTTCTGCCGCAATGCTAATAGTTATAGTTATTTTTTCTGTAAATATAAAAACTTTTCACGGAAATTGTTGACAGATTTTCGCCCGGGCGCTAGACTGATGTTATCAGTTGAAAGGGGAAGCAAATGGCTTCAAAGTTGGAACTAGCGTGGACACCATTGAGCTACTATGGCGCTCGGTATGTCGCAACCAGAAAGGTAAAGACCGGACATCTCTGGGACTTATACATCTGTCACGGCTGTGGCAAAGAGTGGAAGTCGTCAGCCAAAAAGATTGGACACACCCCGGCAGTCTGCGCCCGCAGACAGTTCGCATAGTCCGGTAGAGAGAGCAACCGGGGAGGAAAATCTCCCCGGTTGTTTTCTTGTGCCGGGAAGATTGCTTTGTAGTTATTTTTTCTGGGTTACCCCCCCCGCGTGTCGAGTTGTGCTGCCCAGGTAAATGTATTACAGTTGTAACTGTAACCAGGACGCCAAGGGGGTAGAGGGTTACAGGAGACAAGATGAACGACTACACCACCACCGACTTGGTTATTGACTTGGTAGACGCGGCTGGCTACGGAATCACTTGGGCAGACCAAGCTCACCTGGACGAGGATGCCCAGACCTACACCCTTGACTTGGACGAGGATGCCACCCTGGAAGCTGGCAAGCCCCAAGTCACGCTAACCTTCCAAGCTATCCAAGACGCCCTGGCTAAGCTCGCCCAGGGCGGGATAGCTCACCAAGTAATCACCCAGGCTTGCCAGGTCGCCCTGGACTCACCAGAGGATGCCGACATTGACTCCGAGACAGCTGACTGCATCATCCAGGTAGCAGCGTTTGGGGAGGTAGTGTTCGGATAGCCTGAACACCCTGGAACTCCCTGGTCCTGGCCGGGGAGTTTTCCACAGCCTGTGGAAAGTTATCCACACCCTGTGGATACCCCTGTGGATAACTTTGACCCCCAAAATAGTTATTTTTTCTGCGAGTTATGCGGGCGTTACAAAGTGTGTTGCGTTATTGCGGTAAAAGTGCTAGAGTTTGAGCAACAAACAAGAAGGGGGCAGAAATGCTAAACACACCAGACCAAGAGGCGAAGTTGGTTTTCGCTATGACTATGAAGTTGGGCGGGGGAGAAGACAACTACTCCGAGTATGCCAAAGCCGAGATTTGGGCAGAGTGCGCTCGTAACCCTAGGCTTCGCAACCTAGCCCTGCAATATATTGTGGGCAACAGCAACAGGGCAGAGCTGAACCTATACAGACTGCACACCGCAATTGCTGAAATTTTCTTTGAGAAGTCGGGGAGCTGATACCAATGGCAGTAATCATTCGTGAACTTACAGAGTGCTACAAGTGTGACACGCGGATTATGGCGGAGCGTGGAATTGTCCACCCGCTGTGCGGTGAGTGTCAAGAAAGTTTTGACGCTTGGTTTGCTAGGCAGATAGCGGAGATAGATAGTGTTCGCAAAGCCTAGAACTATTACGCTAGACAACAGGACTAGAAGGCGCATAGTCGAAATGGTTGCGGTAAGTCGGTTGATGCTTCAACACCGAAACTACAAACTTGGACTGGTCGCCACAATTTTCTATGGGCTAACCATTGGTGTTGGCTACTTGCTGGTAATGGGAATACTCAAGGCTGGGTGGTTTGCCCTAGCTACCCCGCTGTTGTTGGTTGCGGTGGTTTCTTGGCTAGTCGCTAGGTGGATTACTAAAGTTGAAATGGTCAAGCCACTCAAACTTTCTATAGTGCCGTAATTTTCAAACACGGTTTTTTTGACTGCGTGCTTTGAATTTTTTAGTTTAAAAATTTACCTGCTCGCAAAAAATCCACTCGTGCTTTTAAAAATTTGATTTGAAAATTTATCTGCTCGTCAATTTTTTAGTGGCGCTTCTAAGTAGATAGTTATTTTTTCTGACAATTTGTAGTTAGGTTTCTTGCGTTGCTATTTAATCCTGAGTGTGCTAAGCTGGTGGAACCAGCCCGAGGTGGGTTGAAAGTCCAAGGGGGACAAAATGTCTGTATCATTTTCGCCAGCGTTCGTAGAGGGCGTAGCCGTTCCATCTGTAGTTGTTTGCGGTTGTGGCAACTTCCGCTCCGAAGATTTCCCTAGCTACGCGGTGGCTTACCTAGCCCTACCCGCGATCACCTCAGACTGCGGTGATCTTTACTGCGTTGACACCAAGTTTATCGAACCTGCCGTTTCCGAGCCTGAGGTCAATGTGTCCAACATCACCGCTGTAGAGCTTTTGGACAACCTTGGCATTCTTGTAGATGAGGACTTTTCTGAGCGTTGCTTGGGGTCTATCTCTGCCACCGACCTAAAGGGTCGTGTCCTTATGGCACTTGCTCTACTTCCAGAGGATGAGGGTATGCCAGCACATCAAGCAGGCAACACTATGTTTGGGCTACAAGTTTGGACTGCTCCACGCCCAGCAGGGCACACCCAGAATGTTCTTCACCGACTTCTTGAGGTTGCGGAGTTCGCTCTAGCTCAAGGGCGTGATGTTGATTGGGGCTAAGCCTCAGCTAGATCCATTCTTTTCATAGCTCATAAAAAGTTTTCAGCTCAGCCGGAGCCGATAGTTATTTTTTCTGTAAGTTGTAGCAACACCGAGAATGAACTTGCGTGATTCTCAGAACTAGAGTAAGCTAGCCGTAGCTAGCCAGAGTGGTTAGCAGAAAAGGGAAGAAAATGTCAGTAGCAACCAAGGCGCAGGTCGCCACCAGGGCAACAAAGGCAACAAAGATTACCGTTGAGCAGGTCAAGCAGTTGATCGAAGTTCGTGCGGAGATTACCCGTCTAGAAGCTTTGAAGTCTGAATTGACCAAAAAGGTCGAAGCAGTTTTCGGAGTGGACAAGGACAACAAGGTTTCGGAGTTCGATACCTTGACCCACCACAACATTGAGTTCGCCAAGTTGGACTGGATCTCACGCAAAGGCGTTGACACCGAGAAACTAGCTAGGGATTTCCCGGAAGCTTACGAAGCTTGTTTCGACCCACAGCACACCACTTACAGCGTTGTGCGGGCGTTGTTCAAGTAAGCCACCAAGCGAAAGCCCCAGCCCGGGAGGGTTGGGGTTTTTCTTTTTGCGGGCGGTTGGTTGCGGTAGTTATTTTTTCTGTGGGTTTGAAAAAACTTTTCCTGATCGCTTGTGTTTTTTGGGTGGGTGTGCTAAGCTGATTGTATCAGCCAAAGGGTTGATAAAAGTCCTAGACTGAGTGCTAGGCGAATAGGGGAAACCAATGCGCAACTACTACTACACGGCCTGGGAATCTAAGGAAGACCGAATTGCTAGGGGCTGGGACAAGCCAAGCATAAATGGCTGGGTTCAGGCACAGAGCATTGACCAAGCCGAAGCGATCATTCGCAGTCACGGGTTTGTTCGAGACGCGATCACTTTCTACACCAAAGCTCAGAGAAAGAATTTCCGCAGCTACCTTAAGGATCGACCTGGAACACTGATCTAGCTCGGATCAAAATCTCCCTGGCCCTGGCTCGGGGCTGGGGATTTTTTTGATCCCGCTTGATAGTTATTTTTTCTGAGAGTTTGAAAATTTTTTTGCGGATCGCTTGTATTTGTCGGGTAGGTTTGCTAAGCTGATTGTATCAGCCAAAGGGTTGATAAAAGTCCTAGACTGAGTGCTAGGCGAAAAGGGGTTACAAATGTTTGAGATCTCAAGCACCGCTGCCGGACACCTAGTTGTCCGCAACCTAGAGTCCACCAATGGGCTTGTTGCCACCCACTACAACGCAGATACCGACATCCGCAGCGTTTTGGCTGCATCCACCAACAACTGGAACCTAACGGGCGATCAGGAACTCCAACTACTCAATGCCCTAGCCAGTTTCTTCGGGGTCAGACTTACCCTAGGAGATACCGCTAGGTCGTTAGGCTATCCCGCCCTAGTGGACTAGGTATGATCAGGAAAGCCCCGCCTAGTGCGGGGTTTTTCTTTTGCTGCCGTTTGATAGTTATTTTTTCTTTGGGTTTAGGTAAGTTGTCACGGTGAATTGTATTTTTGTGGTGGAGTGTGTTATGCTGAATACATCAGCAAGGAGCTGAGAGATCGAAGGGGAAGATGTCCGAAATCAAGTGGACAAGAGTAAATGACGGTATCAGACTTAGTTATGTTGGATCTAATGGAGCGGTGATTGTCCGAAGGCAAATAGGATCAAAACTTTATCACGGCAGAGATCGCCAATACGCCAAAAGCTATTATTACCGTCTAAACAACAGCTCATACTACAGCTTGAAAGATGCCAAGCAAGCCGCCGAGGATGAGGCTGCAGGAGTTGTGCGGGTATCTATGTTCACCAAGCGCAGCTGAGAGATCGCTTTACAGCTCCCTAGCACGGCTAGGGAGTTTCGCTTTTGTGCGGGGTAAAGAGTGGTGTAGTTATTTTTTCTGCAGGCTGTGGGAACTTTATGCGGGTAGTTGTATTTTTCTTCTTGTTGTGCTATGCTGATTACATCAGCAAAGAGCTGATACCTAAAACTCAAAAGGGGATGTTCAAATGAACACATCAGTTATCACTAACGAGCTAACTCTCATCTACTCAGAGATGAAGGATGCCGAAGGGGGCATGTTCACCTACAAGATAGTAAGAACTTTCACGGATGAAAGTTCCGAAAGCGAGTGGATCACCAAGATGACAAAGCAGGCGGAAAATGTCCCCGAAGACTGGGGGCTCTGCTACTCGTTCAAAAGGGTATAGCTCCCGACAGAAACCCCGTCAGAAATGGCGGGGTTTTTGTTTTTCGACACGCCGATAAAAAGTTTTCAAATTGACTTGACAAAGTCTGCGGTTATGTGATAAGCTGATTCCATCAGCAGATAGCTGACAGACAAAAAACGAAGGGGCAACAAAATGAAGGTAACAGTTCTAAAGAATGGTCAGACCACCGACTACTACTTCGATCCAGAGCACTACCAAACAGCTTTCAGCTCATACACCGAGATGGCAAAGTCTGGAGAGATTGACAGCTTCAGCATTACCGTAATGAGCAAGTAGCTCAGACAAAGATTGCCTCCCGCTTCGGCGGGGGGTTTTCTTTTTGCGGGGAAGTTTTTTGGAAGTCTCAGAAAAAATAACTATCAGCTCCCGACACGCTCACGGGTTTAGTTGCGAATTATTTGGTTGGTCTGTTATGCTGGCATAGCCAGCTCCAAGGGGGAGTGGCAGAAGGGGTTTCAAAATGTCCACCATCACCACCGCTCAGCTAGGCTACATCGCCAAGCTAAACCAACAGCTAGCCGACCTAGGCATTAGCTCCAAGGTTGCTCCATCAGCAACCGCAACCATCACCGATGGCTCCCGTGCTATTGAGGAGCTAAAGGAGCTAGTTGCTAAAGCTCGCACTACTTCACGCCCCCAGCTAGTCACCGAAGGCGTTTACCGCCGTTCTGCCGATGGCTTGATGTTTCGGGTTCAGCTGTCTGAGAAGGGCAACAGCTACGCCAAAACCCTTTTGCCTTCTGGCGGCTGGGGATATGAGAAGGGTGCTATCTACACCTTGAAGCAAGAGGAACGACTATCCCTAGCCCAGCTAGAGGAGTGGGGTCTATCCACGGGTGTTTGTGCTCTATGTAGCCGCCTACTATCCACCGCTGAGAGTGTAGCTAGGGGTATCGGCCCAATCTGTGCCAAGCGTTACTAAGTGATACCGCTGAACCCCCTAGGCAACCCCTAGGGGGTTCTGCCGTTCTGCCGTTAGTTTGTGGGAGCTGTTGGTCGTCAAGTGTCAAGGTGTTCGCCTAATCCACCTAGTCCCCTTAGCTCCCCCTTGAGCTGGAACACCTATTAGCCCTAGCCAGCTGTCCAAGCTCTAGCCCCTAGCTCTTAGCTCTTAGACCTAGGCATAGACCCTAGTTAGGTGCAGACCTTGACTAGACCCTAAGCTTTTGCCGTTAGGTATTTACGCCAGCTAGATGCCCCACTTCCACCCTAGACCGCCTAGAAGGCCCCTAGGAGCTTTAGATAGTCAAAAGCATAAGATTCCCCCCGATTGGGTTTTGGAAGCCTTAGAAGTCAATGTAGAGCTCCTAGGATTGGTATAGTCAGCTAGAGTTAGGTGAACCTTGGATTGCTAGCGTTGCTGATTGCTGGGGGTGAGAGTTTCTTTTAGGTTGCCACTTGCCCATCCCCTAGGGATAGCCAAGGCCCCCCTAGCAACAAGTGAGAAATTTTTAGCACTATCGGCGTGTCGGCTTGACTTTTGGAAAAGTAGGTGCTAGAGTAGGGACATGCCCGCAGGACTTGGAAACAAATTGGGCGAAGCCCAAAACTAACCGCTGCCCTCTCACCCGTCAAAAGCAGTTAGCGTTAAGGTACTAAACTGCCGTCTCCGTACACCCCCCCCTCTTTCCAAAATTCCCCCTACCCCCCTTCTTTTTTCGCCCCTAAAAATTTGGAAAAAATTTTTAAAAAAATATTCGTCCCAACTTGATAAACGCCCCTATTGCACGTATGCTACTTCCATGGAAACTACACCCTACGAAACGTCTACTGGATTTTATGCCAGTAAGATCGCCATGAGCTCTCTCGACGACACATGGGCAACCCCTCGGGACTACTACAAAAAAGTGGCTCAGGAGTTTAATTTCAAGCTAGACGCCGCGGCCCTACAGTCCTCCACTCTCGTTGAGGATAATTGGTACGGCCCTGATCATCCGGACAGCTCCCGCCAAGACGCTTTCCTAATGGACTGGTCTAAAGACTCCGAGGGTGGAGTAGTTTGGCTAAACCCACCGTACGGAAAGACAATCAAACAGTGGATGAAAAAAGCTTATGATGAAGCAAAAAAGGGAGCCACTGTTGTGTGCCTAGTGCCTTCTAGAACCGACACTGCTTGGTTCCACGAGTACTGCATCGACCACGAAGTTCGCTTCATCCGCGGGCGTCTAAAGTTTGGTGCTGCCGTCAATGCTGCCCCTTTTCCTAGTGCTCTGGTAATAATGAGACCATCTATAGGTTAAAATAGAACAATGTCTCGACGATCAGCACGTGGACAGCAGCTTCCGCCTCACGAGGTGGAGCTCCTGAACACCCTCCAGGGAGAACAGCTCTTTGAGCGCACCGCTGCGCTATATAACGCAGGCTGGCCGCTCCAGGCCATGGGAGATGCGCTTCTTCCAAAGCACCCAAGGTCTACCGTCCGCGTTTGGGTTCAACGCGCCAAGGGCCTCAACGCAATAGACGCCCCTATTCCACTACCTAAGACAGCACCACTGCTGCCAAAGGTGAAATCAGACTCTCCAGGGATCCCTCAGGATACCCTTGAGATTATCCAAGACCTTGCGCCACTAGCGCGCAGGTTCCGGAGCCGTATGGCAACCACGGCAGCACAAGCTGTGGCCAATGACCGTCTCACGGGGATCTGCATCACCCTGTACAAGAATGGCGTCTCCATCAAGGAGCTAGCTGAGGCGGCGGGAGTTACCTACAGAGCTATGTATAAGAGGATCAAACTCTAGCTCGATTTGACAACAAAATAAACGCGCCTATAAGATTGGCGCACTCAAAACTAAATAAGACCAAGTACTAACGCAAGGAAAGGTAGGTCGATGTTAGCAAACACCAAACACACAAAAGATAGGATGGTTTTCTCCATCCTTTCAACGCTACTGTTCGTAACAGCGTCCAGCGCAATTTACGACACCCCCTCTGCAACTGCAGAGAACCGGATCCAGGAAACTAAAGTAGTTACCTACGTAGTCCCAGTACCACGCACCACCCTGCTTGATGAAGCCTCCACGATTGACAAGTTCAATAAGAAGATCGACGGACTCAAAGGCATCATCACCAAGAAAGACCAAGCGCTCACCGATTTGAGAGAGACTTACGTTTCGACCGATCAGGCGCTTATCAAGCTGAAGTCGTTCGTTGGGAAATCCCCATACGGCTTCGGAGACACCCCCGCCCGATGGGATTGTTCGGGCCTAACCCTCTGGTACTATGAGAAGTACAGAGGCATCACACTCCACCACTCGGCTACGGCCCAGATGCGCGGAGGCAAAATCGTAGACGCCCCTATTCCTGGAGACATCGTCGCCTTTAGCTATGGAAATTCTAGCTCGGCATTCCATGTGGGAATCTACGTTGGTAGTGATATGTTTATTCACGCCAAGAACTACAGCGCCGACACAGTTCTAGAAACTGTCTCTGGTTTTGCTAAGAACAATATCAAGGTTGCATATATCCGCTACTAGTGCTAAGCTAGTTGCATGATTGAAAACATTGCACCCACAATCGCGTGGATAGTGGCGGTCACCGCTTTGGTTGGCCCCACTATCTACCGGTTAATTAAGCGGGCTTACCGCCACTACCGCATCCGCCAACACAAGAAGAGACTACCCGGTCCTCTTCTCGGTGTTGTATACCCATTCCCTTCCGATCCTAGAGAGGACACCGATCAGTAATGAAGCTCTACCTTTTCCTACGTTCCATCGTCTGGACTTCCGTTCTCGCTCTTGCAGTCTCTGTTGCTGCACTAATAGCGGCGTTTGTTGCAGCGCCCCTGACCCTAACTATTCCACTAGGTCTCGCCGCAATCACCCTCGCCATCCTCTCGCCACGTTCCGACGGGACGGGATCTAACTACTAATGGATGTTCTAATTGCCACTTTTCTGATCATTTTGGGCTCTTTTTTGTTCCTAATTCTGGTTTTAATCGGCATCGGGACCATCCTCATCTTCACAGGTCCACCAGATTTGCACGATGTTGATATTAACCCCCACGCAGAAAGAAAACCTAAGAAAAAATGACAAAACGAACCCTAACCGTAAAAACCTACGAGGATTTTTTGGAAAACATCCCTACAAGCGGCCTATTTGAGATGACGGACTGCGCTGTAGAGATTTGGTGCCCAGAATTTGCCCAAGCTGATGAAATTCAGAAAATGGTCATCCTTCTAGAGTCCATGGTTCACCTTACAGATGTAAAAATTAGCTCAGACGTTGAAAATTTACTGTCTGACGACTATCGAATTGTTCTTATCGAAGACTCCGTGACTTTAGGTAGGACAAAGAACCCCCGAGGAAAGAAATAATGACTGACAATACGAACTACATCAAGAAAAATCAGGCTCTCCCCGAGGATATTCGCGCCGCCTTTCAGACAATCTCTGATAATGCAAAGCGCGACTACCTGATTAAGGCTCTGGCAGATGCAAATTGGACCTACGAGGCGATTTCAAACGCCAGCGGACTAACCCGCGAGCGTATTCGCCAGATTGCAAACGCTTCTGCCGCACTAGCCAAGGAGTTTGACTACGACCTCGGCATTGATATCCCTGCCCCACCGCTAAAGCCGCAAAAAACAAAGCCTTCTTACGTTGAGCCGAACCCAGATACCCTCAAACGACTACTGGAACTGCAGCCTTACGCCCAGCAGGTTCGCTCTAACGGCAAGAAGTATCGTGAAGAGGCCGAGGAATATACCAAGCTACTTGACTACGCCCACACGGTTGAGGGAGTTACCCTTTACCGACTGGCTAAGCGTCTTGGCGTAACTCACGGTGCTCTGCGCTTCCGCTTGGTTCGCTACGGATACAAGAAGCCAGTTACTGCAACCAGCAAGGTTTACAAGCCAATCTCCAAGAAGAATAGATTGGTTAACCACTGGCCGGAACTTTCCGAGACCGAAAACAAATATACAGATAAGTAACCCGGAAGAGGATAAGTAATTGACAAGCTACGACACTAACGACAGCGAAGCGAAGTGCCCGGTTCCGCGCGGGTCGTCTACAGCACGCGGTACAACTAACGAGGGTTGGTGGCCAGATCAGCTAACCACTGACGCACTAATCCACAATTCTCCAAAGTCTGATCCATACGGTCCAGATTTTGACTACGCCAAGGAGTTCCTATCCCTAGACCTCGACGAGGTTAAGGATGACATCTCCGCAGTTCTAGTTGACTCTAAGAGCTGGTGGCCAGCGGACTACGGAAACTACGGTCCGTTTATGATTCGTCTAGCATGGCACGCCGCTGGGACCTACCGAGTCTCCGACGGACGTGGCGGTGGCGGAGCGGGACTTCAGCGTTTCGCTCCACTTAACTCTTGGCCAGACAACGTAAACCTAGACAAGGGTCGCCGTCTACTTTGGCCAGTAAAGCAGAAGTATGGACGCAAGCTCTCTTGGGCTGACCTCTTCATCTTGGCAGGTAACGTTGCCCTCGAGGACATGGGATTCAAGACCTATGGCTTCGGCGGTGGACGCGCAGATGTTTGGGAGCCAGACAACACCTACTGGGGTTCGGAGACTGAGTGGTTGGCTAACGGCCGCTATGACGCGACCCGCGAGGCAGGCACACTTGAGAATCCACTTGCAGCTGTGCAGATGGGTCTGATTTACGTAAACCCAGAGGGCCCGGATGGCGTCCCTGACTTCAAGCTAGCTGCTGCAGACATCCGCGAGACATTCGGCCGTATGGCAATGAATGACGAGGAGACTGTTGCACTTATTGCTGGAGGCCACGCCTTCGGTAAGACTCACGGTGCAGGTTCTGCAGACCAGGTTGGTGTTGAGCCAGAAGGTGCCCCGATCCACCAGGCTGGACTCGGTTGGGCAAACTCACAGGGCAAGGGCCACTCGGAGGACACCATCTCTTCTGGTCTAGAAGTTACTTGGACTCCAAACCCGACCCAGTGGGACAACGACTACCTACGCATGATCTACGCTTACGACAACTGGGAGCTTGAAGAGTCTCCAGCTGGTGCTAAGCAGTGGCGTCCAGTTGCAGACGAAATCAACCTAGCTCCTCACGCTCACCTTGAGAATGAGTTTGTTGAGATTCGCATGCTAACCACCGACCTAGCCCTGCGCTTTGGCGACGAGACTTACAACGACATCTGCCAGAAGTTCCTTGCAGACTTTGACTACTTCTCTGATGTCTTCGCGAAGGCTTGGTACAAGCTGACTCACCGTGATATGGGCCCTAAGGTTCGTTACTTAGGTGCCGAGGTTCCAGAGCGTGAGCTACTGTGGCAGGACCCAATTCCAGGATCCCGCTCGGCTGCAATCTACCTAACAGAGGACCAGCGTGCAGAACTTAAGGACTTGATCCTAGAAACTGGTATTCCAGCTTCTAAGCTAATCAAGACTGCGTGGGCGTCTGCGTCAACCTTCCGCAACACCGACAAGCGCGGTGGAGCGAATGGTGGTCGCATCACTCTAGAGCCTCAGGTTTCTTGGGAAGTCAACGAGCCAGAGATCCTAGAAGAAGTAATCACTGCACTCAAGGAAATCAGACGCAAGTTCAAGACTTCCATGACGCTAGCTGACCTTATTGTCTTTGCTGGCACCATTGCGGTTGAAATCTCGATCGAAGACAACGGAGTAGATACCTACGAAGTTCCATTCCTAGGCGGCCGTGGTGACGCAACTCAGGCCGATACTGACGTTGAGTCTTTCAACCACCTACGTCCAGTTGCTGACGGTTTCCGCAACTATGCTCCAAGACACGAAGACATCGCAGAGCGTCTACTTCTAGAGAAGGCAGCCCTACTTGGCTTGACTCCTCCAGAGTTGACAGTTCTTGTTGGCGGTCTACGCGTCCTCGGTGCAAACCACGGCGACTCCACTCACGGTGTTCTTACGGAAACTCCTGGCGTTCTAAACAACGCCTTCTTCCGTAACCTCCTTGACAACGAGATCGCTTGGGCACCTAAGGCTGACCTTCCGGGCGTCTACGGTTCTCACGCATACGCCGACGGAGAGCGCAAGTGGACCGCGACTCGTGCAGACCTAGTGTTTGCATCGAACTCTGTTCTACGTGCACTGGCAGAGGTTTACGCCTCTGACGATGCCGGCCGCAAGTTCATCCTCGATTTCATCGCGGCTTGGACCAAGGTTATGAACGCCGACAGATTCGATTTATAATTAAATAGATAGAAGGGCAATAGCCCACGCTGCAGGGAAACCTGTGAGCCCCCGTGGTGCTCCGGACGGTGCACGGCGGGGGTTCGTCACATCTGGCTTCCAGTTTCTGATAAAATGTACTCATGCCAGAACTAAACGCAAACATTCCGCCTATCCAAGCCTACGTTCGCGGTAATTATCTCCGTGATCAAGAAGACTCTCACGACAAGTATTTCCCTGTCACTATTTTTGGTGTAGCAAGTATTCAGGGTCGCTCTCCGCTCTTTCACTTTCTTATGGAAGACGGTGGCTTATGGTGGCGCATGCCTATCTCGGCATTCTGCTCGGAGCCTGGCGTACCAGAGGTAGACATACATAACCTTGTTCTTTGGAATGCGTTTAGCCCTTACGTTGCAGTTACGCAGTTCCACAACATGATCAACATGAAGATGCAGTACATCGATCGAGACAAGAATAAGATCGAAGGAAAGTATTTGTTCACTCTCGACTGGCACGCACCAGAGAGAAATATTCTTGACACTGCGTACTCAGAGACTCCAGCCGAACACAAATGCGGCCACGTTATTCTTCGTGATGACGGCAACTTCGCAGTTCAGCCAAATAACCGAGTTCTTCTTTTCGAGCCGTCTATGGTCACAAAAGCAGACGATGGTCTACTGATTCACCGTTTGGTTAACACCCGTAAGTGGGATGTTGAAGATGCATCTAAGTGGGTAACTGAAGATTCCAATAGCTACAACTATGGCATTAAGAAGCGCTCTAAGAAAAACGAACAGTAGTCTACATAGCTCTAGCAAGCTAGTACACTATATCTATGGGTAAAAGTATTATGGAGCTTCTGGCAGCCCTGCCAGATCAAGAGCGCTTCGAGGCAATGCAGGGACTAGACCCAGACAATCTAATTTGGGACTGGTCCGTTTGGGCGCGCCCAGAGCAGCTCCCTCCACCAGATGTCGACTGGAACGTTTGGCTTGTTCTCGCCGGCCGTGGTTTTGGTAAAACCCGCCTAGCTTCCGAGTGGGTCCGCGAGATGGCCAAGTACACCACTGAAGGTCAGCGCCGTTTTGCACTTGTTGCTCGTACTGCCGCTGACGTACGTGATGTTATCGTTGAAGGTGAATCGGGAATCATCAACGTTTCCCCTCCTTCAGAGAAGCCGCTCTACGAGCCTTCAAAGCGTCGTCTAACTTGGCCTAACGGAAATACCGCCACCCTCTTCACCGCCGATGAGCCTGACGGTCTCCGTGGTCCTCAGTTCACCCACGCATGGGGCGATGAGATTGCAGCTTGGCGTCAGACCCCAGACGCTGCTGGTATGACCGCCTTCGACAACCTTCGCGTTGGTACTCGTCTTGGCAAGAACCCGCAGATCCTTGTGACCACCACACCTAAGCGTGTCCCGCTTCTTTATAAGCTCATCGAAGAGTCTCGCATGGATAAGCAAGGCGGATCTAAGGTTGTAGTTACTCGCGGTTCTACCCTAGACAACGCTGGAAACCTTTCCGGTGCGTATCTTGACACCATTATGGGCGTCTACGAAGGCACAACCCTAGCTCGCCAAGAGCTTTACGGTGAGATGCTTGACGATGTTGAAGGAGCTCTTTGGAATGAAGAAATGGTTGAGGCAGCTAGAGAGAATATGTACCCTCACTCTACTCCGCTTCGTGTTATCGGCGTGGACCCTTCGGTTGCTGAGAATCCCCGCGACGAGTGCGGTATTATCGTCTGCGCGGCTACTGCAGAACACGACCTCTATAAGCGCAATGCTTGGGTTCTTGAGGACGCTTCAATTCACGGATCCCCGGACACCTGGGCCCGTAAAGTTGTGGAAATGGCTCGCAAGTGGGGTTGTCCCGTTGTTGCCGAAGTTAATCAGGGAGGCGCGCTCGTTAAGAATGCCATCCTCTCGATTGACCCAACCATTAAAGTCTTGGAAGTTCACTCGAAGTACGGAAAGCAGCTAAGAGCCGAGCCAATTGTTCTCGCTTACGAGCAGGCACGTGTTCACCACGTTGGCTACCTTCAAGACCTAGAGTCTCAGATGTATTCTTGGATCCCAGAAAGCTCCTCCAAGTCCCCGGACCGCGTGGACGCGCTAGTTCACGCACTCACTGCGCTCCTAATTAAGCCTCCTCCAGGCTTCTCGGGCGGAAAACTACGTGCAAAGAGCCTCGCAGATCGTAAAATGGGAGTAGCAACCCCAAACACTGGCCGCGTTGGTCGCGTCTTTAAGGTTAGATAGTGAAAATACTTCTAGATAGATTCCCTTGCCACTTAGCGGCCATTGCCGCCGGTGAAGTTGATGATGTATCCACGATGACTAGCTTCGAACCCACTCCCGGGTCCACGTATCTAGAGATAACTAGGGTTATTGTTACCGATGAGCAGGTTATCGTTGCTAAAGACGGCCATGACGGGCCTCAGATTGTATTCCAAGAAAAATACGAGACGTTTATACCGTCTGAAAAGTCAATTGAAGACTCTTTTGTTGTCACTTCCTCTGGAAAAATGCTAGTATTCAAGAAAGATACGGGTTGCGGTTGCGGATCACGCCTCAGAGGTTGGAATCCATACAAGACCTTGAACTCGATTAAGGATTAAAATGGAAATTACAGCAATAACTTTTGTAATTTTGGCGCTTGCAGCGTTCAGATTGACTCATTTGGTCACAACTGATGCAATTGCCGATGGTTTTCGCACAAAAGTGTGGAAAAAGTTTCCACCAAGCACAAAAATTGGCTATTTAATCACTTGTAACTGGTGCACAGGCTTCTGGGTGTCTATTTTTCTAGTTATTTCTTATCTAGTTTTACCTGTTGCCACGCTTGTGGTATCATTAGTCTTGGCTATTTCTGCTTCAATCGGGCTAATCTCCGCTTGGATTGAGCGATAACAGATAGGGAGCCCATTTTGGGTATTTTCAGAAAAGATGACGCAAGATCGAGTGATCCTCGACCAAACTTGCGTGCTTCGGCCCCAAAAACAGCCACTCGTGTTGCTCCAGGGGTCACAATCGACTCTTTTGGCATCGTTCGTGCAGAGCCTCAGACCTTTGATGCCCCTCGTCCGCTAACTGCAGCTGCTGCTCAGGTAAACCTACAAGACAAAGGCGAAGCAGAGCTATTCAAAGCTCGTCGTCAGTCCGCTTCTACCTCTTGGCAGAGCGAAGCATGGGAGTATTACGACTCTATCGGCGAGATTAAGTACGCTTTCAACCTAGTTGCGTCTGTTGTCTCCCGTATTCGTCTTTATGCAGCTGCAATTCAGAACCCGAGCGAAGCTCCTGCCCCTATTGACTCTGTTACCAAGGTTGATGACCGCCTAGCTGCTGCTGCCCAGCGTGCCCTAGACCGTTTAAGCTCTGCTTATGGTGGACAGCCTGGTCTTCTCAAGGATGCTGCCCTAAATATTCAGGTTGCAGGAGAGTGCTACTTGGTTCAGATCCCAGAGCGCATCGGCTCCGGACTGCCAGAGACTTGGGATATCCGGTCTGTTGACGAGCTACAGGTTGACTCTAAGGGTAACTACATCATCAACCCTAGACGCGATGTTGGTGGCGGCTCTTCTTCACTGATGTCTCAGGGCAACAAGGATGCAATTGCTCTTCCGAAGCAGGCTTATGTTGGCCGCATTTGGCGAGCACACCCTCGGTACAGCCAAGAGTCGGACTCTTCACTACGCGGCCTACTGGATCTTTGCGCCGAGCTTCTGCTTCTGAACCGCACCTTCCGTGCGACCGCACGTTCACGCCTAAACGCTGGTGCTCTTTACTTGCCAGATGGTCTTTCAGTAGCTGCGTCTCCAGACCCAGACTACCCATACGATGAAGACGGCAACTACAACGAAACCTACAATCCGGAAGAAGCTGCCGACGACTTCGAAGATCAGCTAATCGACGCGATGACCACTCCGATTAAGGACGAGGATTCAGCGAGCGCCGTTGTTCCACTTATTATTCGAGGACCTGCAGAACTTGGCGACAAGATCAAGCAGTTCAAGTTCGAGCGTTCCTTCGACCCGGCTCTTGCTCAGCGTTCAGACCGAGTACTAGAGCGCATCATGCAGGGCCTAGACGTTCCAAAGGACGTTGTAACTGGACTTGCCAACGTTAAGTACTCCAACGCCCTACAGATCGATGAAGCCCTCTACAAGGCGCACATCGAGCCTCTGATGCTGCTTATCGTTGACGCGCTCACAGTTATGTACTTGCGTCCATATCTAATCGCAAACGGCTACTCACCTGAGGAAGTAAAGAACGTTTGCATCTGGTATGACCCAAGCCTGGTTGCCACCCGTAATGACCGTGCTGCTGACGCAGACATGGGATTTGACAAGATGGCAGTGTCGTTTGACACTTGGCGTCGTGCACACGGATTCTCGGAGGCTGATGCTCCTGACGCTAAGGAGCTAGCACTTCGACTAATCATCTCCAAGGGTATGGTTACCCCTGAGCTTACCGAGGGCATGCTGTCTGCTGTTGCTCCAGAAGTTATGGGCCAGATTAGGCAGCAGGCTATGCAACAGAGCGGCGCTCCTATCCCACCAGAGATTGATCAGCTACTACAAGGAGGAGAGCCTGCCGCCGCTCCCGAAGCAGGACAAGCTCCATCCTCACCAGAAGCTATAACCCCAGCAGAAGCAACTCCACCACTAGCAGAGCCAGAGGTTTAATATGAACACGCCAAAACTCGACATTGCACAGAAACTCGCGGGGGTTTTGTCTGATACTGTCACCGCAAAGTACATCCTTCAGGGATATCACTGGAACGTACTTGGCCCCGACTTCGGCGAGTATCACGAGTTCTTTGGAACTCTCTACGAGGACGTAGACTCTTCGATTGATCCGCTGGCTGAAAACATTCTGAAGGTTGGCTACCCTGCTCCCTACCTGCTGAGTGATTTTGTAGAGATGTCTACAATCAAAGAAGAGCGTCAGGACGGATCCTCTACTCACTTTATGCTTCAGTCTACTCTTCGTGTTTTAGAGAAGCTATACGCTTGCCACCTAGAGGCCTTCCACATCGCTGATCAGCACGACCTTCAAGGTCTGATGGACTTCTTAGCCACGCGTATTGACATGTACGCCAAGTGGGTTTGGCAAACAAAGGCATACCTAGGAGTTCGCTAATCATGGCTGAATATATCGACAATGTTCTTAAGGCCTATGGCGGCCACGCCGCGCCAGCAGAGAACCTAGAGCTACCAGACGAGTACAGCGAAGAGTTTCTAGGATTTACAGAAGAAGATTTAGCCACTATTGCGGAGCTACAAGAGCTAGACGACAACGAAAGCTTTGACGACTACGATCCTATTCTTTCTGGTGGCGTCCTTGTTCCCGAAGAGCAGGACCTTGCTGAAGCACTACTCGAAGTTGTAGAGAAGTACGGAAAATTCAATGACGATAACACCGGCGTTTGGGCTGGCTATGACTCCGCTGAGAAGAATGTAGAAAATGCTGCTATTGGCGTTAAGTGCGGTAATTGTATTTTCTGGGAAGCCCCTAACGGCTGCAAGCTGATTGTTGCCGAAACCGAAGAAGGCGGTCTCTGCCGCTTTGCTATTTTGCCAGATGGCGCTGTAACTGCAGACGCTGATTATGGTGACGCATGCCCACCCGCGACTCAGGACATCCAGCTCAACCTAACCAACCGACAGAATGCTATCGACAATGTTGGCTATGGTCCGCTAAACCCGGCTCAGCCAAATGACGTCTTCTGGCAAGACAAGGCTGACCGCTGGAAGACAACAGTTCGCGAAGCTAAGTCCGCCGTCTGTGGAAACTGTATCTTCTTTGATCGCCGCCCAAAAACTTTGGACTGTATCGAGTCTGGAATTGCTGAAGGTGGTTCTGGAGATCAGAGCGCTTGGGACGCTATTGACCAGGCTGAGCTTGGCTACTGCACCGCTCTAGACTTTAAGTGTGCTGCCTCAAGAACTTGTAACGCATGGGCTGCAGGCGGACCAGTTACCGAGGACTCTGTCACTGCAACCGCAGGGTCGAAGCCGGCCCCTAAGAAGGATCAAATTAAGGGCTCCAGCAAGAACAAGAAGGGCTCTGCCGGATCTGGCAAGGGCGTAACCTTCTCGAAGAAAATTGAAGAAAGCCTGTCAAAGAAGGCAAGAGAGCACAACCTAAAAGCTAAAGACGGTCGCAAAACCTCTCTTAGGACTCTTAAAGCTGTATATCGCCGTGGTGCCGGAGCGTTCTCGACCAGCCACCGCCCGGATCAGAATCGCAACTCATGGGCTATGGCTCGCGTAAATGCGTTCCTCAAGCTACTGAGGTCTGGCAGTCCTTCTAACCCTAAGTACACCACTGACAATGACCTGCTTCCAGCTGGTCACCCTAAATCCTCGAAGACCGCCTCAGGTGTTTTAGCCGCTGCGACAGAGCCTCTAATTGAAAGTGAATCACCTATGAATATGACAAATGATCCATGCTGGGACGGCTACAAGCAGGTTGGCATGAAAGACAAGAACGGCAACCGCGTACCTAACTGCGTACCATCCGCGTCTACTCTTGATTATGTTATTGCTTCGGCAAACGAAGAGTTTGGTGTGGCCAGACAGCTTGCCCCTGAAACGGCTTACGAAGTTGCTCGAAAGGCCTGCAGCAAGTACGAGTACATCTCTGATGAAGAGCTGTACTCCGCAGTGCTCTGGGATGTAATGAGTTTTGTCGAATACGCAACTACAGGCGTGACCGAGGACGAAGAAGAAATGGCCGAATACGCGGGTCTACTGCCTGAAGGCCACCCGGCTACTGAGTCATCGCTAGTTGCATCCCTTCTTTGGGTAGCTAGCGCTTCAGAGCTAGACAACTCGGGCAGGCAAGTAGTTCTCAAGGCTTTTAGCGATGACTCTGACTACGTTGATTCTCTGCATGCAAGCACCCGACTCAAGGTTCTGCTTTCAAGCGGAACTCTATCTGAGACAACAGCTGCCCAGCTAAAAGCAACAGTAAAGCGATACCACCAAGTCGACTAAATTTTATTAGGGTAAAATTTTAGTTAGATTTCGATATCATTTGTAAAGGATACCCATGTCCAACGAACTACGCCAAAGACTAAGCGCAATTCTTGCTGCTATCGGCCTTAACGACGGTGCCAACAAAGGCTTCTGGCGAATCCAGCCTCGTGATGACGAAGGTCAGTGGATTGAGATGGGTGCCGACGTACTATTCAGAGTTCGCCTTGGTAGCGGTAGCTTAGTAGTTGGAACTGTTAGAGGCGTTTACGTTGGTCCATCTGGTAAGCCAGGTAGGGCACGTGTTCTAGTAGAAGGCCAAGAAGCGAATGGAATCCCTTCGGGCGTTTATGACGTTGAATCCAACAACCTACAGCAGTTTAAGGCGCTTCTTCCTAGCGCTAGGGGTAAAGCTAAGCCCGGTGAGCGCAAGGATAAGTTTGGAAAGCCAGTAAGGACCCTAGCCGACTCCCAGCTGCCGGAGCTAAAGAGCCTACTAAAAACTGATATTACAGACGAGGACCGTCGTCTAGCCAAGGGTGAGCTAACTCCTGAAGAGCGCGAAGCAGAGCAGGATGGCCGCAAGAACTCCCCTATTGCAGATCTTCCTGCAGGCTTTGAAGCAGAAAACCCTGAAGAGGCTAAGAAGCTTCTACGCGAATCTGGCATAGAGCCAGATGACTTTGATCCAGACGCACAGCCAGCAGCTGCTCCCCAGGCCGAGCTAAAGCAGGCCACGGCTGCCTGGATGCTTAATCCAAAGAATCATGGCAAGCAAATGTTTTACGTGCGCAGAGGCAAAGCCATGCCTGTTTGGGTGGACAGCTTTGGAGAGACGGTCTTTAAGGGCTATGCTCCAGTTGACCCAGACGACCACAACGCGGAGCCTCTCTCCTCAATCGATGATTTTGCAGAGTCTGCTAAAAATGGAACCATCAACCTATTTCAAGGCCCAGTCCCGTATGTAGACGGAAAGCCGATGGACGGCTTCGAAATTAACCGTCTTGCATCACGTCAGGTTGCAGAGAAGGCCGAGGCTAGGAAGGCCGCAAAGGCCGCGAAGCCAGCAGCAGAAAAGCCAGCAGTAAAGCAAGGGGATATACCTGTTGCAGATCGGCTAGATCGTCCTAGACCTATTGGAAGTCCACCTCTTGAGAAGGACACCCGCGAGATTGATAGCCTCACTCCCGAACAAGTAAGCGAAATGATTAAGGAAGCTAAGCGTTTATATGTAGGTAGTCCTGTCTCAGAGCCAACTCTCGAAGAACATGACCAAGCAGCACAGGAGGCATATCGTGCAGCCTACGTTGTTGATGCGGCTAAAGGCCCGGCTAAGGGTAAAAACCCAACTGGTGACGAGCGAGTAGACGAGGCCATCGCTACGGTTAACTCCGAGCCTAAGACAAAAAAGATTAAGGCACTGAACCTTGAAAGAGGTATGACCCTTGTAGTTGGCGAACAGCGCAAGCAGCTGACAATCTCTGACATAGATCTAGAAGCCGGCTGGGTGAAGCTTTTAGACTCTGAAGGAAAACAAGTTCCAGCCTTTGATGCAAAGGATCCTAAGAATGCAGGTAAAGGCAACCCGCTAAACCACCCGATAAAGACCAATGGTGAATACACCATTCTTGATGCCAAGAAGTCACTGCCTAAGCCTGCTAAGCCTGCAAAGCCTGCAAAGCCAACCGCGCAACCGGCTACTCCGACCCCGGCTACTCCAGCTAAGCCTGCTAAGCCTGCTAAGCCTGCTGCACAGCCAACTACCCCGACTCCGGCTACTCCAACTCCAGCTACTCCAGCTACTCCAGCTACTCCAGCTGGTAAGGGTGGCAAGAAGAAGGGCAAGTCAGCACCTGTTGTTACGCCTCCGCCGATGCAGGCCGTAAAGAGACCAAACCGCAAGGACAAGGGCCAGATGGTTAGCCCTAGCCCTAAGTCTGTTGAAGAGCTTCGTAATAAAAAGATTAGAAATGCCATCAATGAAGACGGAACTCTTGCATACATTGAAGATGATAATGGTAATTTTAGAACCTTTGAAGACCCTAACGCAATTATCGATGCTCTCTTGGAAGAAAACCCAAACGCGGTAATTAAAGATGATGGAAGTGTTGTTGTCGAGCGCGCTAAGTTCACAGACAACGATGGGAAAGAGTACATCTATGAAGTTAGTGTCCAGCAAACATGGAACAACCAGTTCATGGAGAGGTACCTTTTCAAGGATGCAAAAACTGGAGAAGTTACTCACGACCTCTACAACTACGACTACAAAGACAGTTTCTACGGCCTTTACGGAGTAGCTAGCGGTCTAACCAAAACTAGAGACATGCTTCTAGGGCGCGCGATCCCGGGTAAGAAGGGAGTAGATGCTGATGGAGTGCCTCTAGGCAGTACCGAGCTTCCTAACTACTTTGGCCCTACTAAGAACCTAGACCAGAGATTAAAGTATTTCCGTAAGACTAGCGATATCCACAGCTGGAAAGTTATTACGATGGAAGAGAACGTCGCTAAGTGGATACTGGGACGCAAGCGCGCCCTCAATAAATCAGATAGCACGGGTCGGAAAACAGGTAAGAACTATAAGAATCAGTACTTAAACGTTCGTCGCAGTTTTGTAGCATCTCTTTACGAAGCAGTAGACCTTAGAGATCCAGAGCTATTCAAAGAGCGACTAGTTCAGCTTATGGGTAGAACCCCTAACACTCCAGAGATGGTTGACTTGATCACTAAGACCCTAAGAAAGGGCATCACTGAGAGATATAAGGGAACTGCCAGGGAGAAGGAACTTCAAACCCTTCCTCTATATGCTAAGTACATTTTGACAAATGCGCAATTCGACCTACGAAACAGGTCTCAGGTGCCGTTCATGTCTGAAGATGGCATCACACCAGTAGTTAAGGGAGACATAGTTCGCTTCGTAAGCAATGAAGGAGACTATGCCATTGGTGAGGTTATCAAGCTCAACGCCCAGTCGGGTGGTAAGGGCGGATACAAAGACACCGCAAAAGTTAGATTTGCAGATGGCACAATTGTTGATAACCTTCAGACCCGCAATATGCTACACACCGAGGAAGAGCTTACTGACTACACCCCTTGGGTCAAAGAAGAAGAAAAGATTCGACGTCGCCTATCCCAGGTAGGTCTCACTTGGGAAGAGTATATGCTTAGACGTCAGGAAAACCCTGACTACGACCCAGAGAAGCGCGATAAAGAGTACGCTCCATTTGATGCTGGATCGCCTTACTTGGGTGCTTCTGGGACCGAGGGAGATGTTGAACCAGAAATCGCCGAAGAAGAAGTCGAGCCTGAAGCCCCATCTAACCAAAAGAAGGCAGAAGACCTCGTAGCTGGCGACGCTATGTACAACAAGGATGGAGAGTACATCGGAACTGTTATCGAGACAGTTTCGGTTCCATCTGAAGATGGCGGCGAACCTGGTATTGCAGTTAGATACCTCACCATCGATGGCCAAGAAGAAGTCGAAGTTCTAGATAGTGGTGAATCCCGCGGCCCAAAATAGACGGGGCCCGGGAGGCCCCAGCCGCACTTAACTCCTTAAGCAATCTAGGAATCGACTTCCAGTCCGCAACAATGGACGCTGGCGGGACTCGCCTACCTACCCCGGGTGCGTTTACTGGAAAATTCCAAGAGATTCTAGAAGGCGCAGATAGCTGGGGTGAGGTTGCAGATAGGCTGCAGGGTCAAACCATAACCTACTTTGACTTCGAGACTACAGGTATCTCGGACTATGACGGACAGGACGTATTCAACAATCCTGTTCAGCTAGGCGCTGTGCAGGTTAAAGATGGAAAAATCGTCAAGCGATTTAACATGTACGTTAACCCAGAGAGTCGCCTTTCCGACTGGTCTGCAAACAACCTAAAGCGTGACGTTCTAGACGAAAACGGCGACATAGTTCGAGACGAGAACGGTAAGCCGACTACCACTCTAGTTACCCCAGAGTGGCTCGCCCAGCAACCTAACCAGAAGGAAGCGCTAGACGCGTTTATTGAGTTTATTGGCCCTGACGCGCTTCTTGGTGGTCAGAACGTGCCTTTCGATGTTGAAATCTTGAAGCGCATGGCTGACAAGTATGAGACCCCGCTGTCAATTGCAGGAACTATAGACTCTAAGGATCTTGCATCCCTTCTACCTAAGTATGATCCTGAGAAGGGCGTAGACGGTCCAAAAGCACCAGACCGCAAGACCGGTGAGGTTAGGGCTAGCTCTAGCCTTGGTCCTGTTGCCAACTTCCTAGGCTTTGAGCCAGCAAACTGGCACAGTGCGGATGGTGATGCTGAAGACTCCTACAACCTTGTTTCCAAGATAATTAATCGCGCTGCAGAAGAAAACAACAGCAACCTAGGCCTCCTAGACTTTGACGCAATGCAAGAGCGCTATAACGAACGCATGGCGGAGTTTAAGCAGGTAGTGTC